TTGCATCTCCAACTTCACCTGTTCCATCTGGATCTGCTGCTGCATCTGAGCCGCTTCTTGCTGCTCTGGCGATTGCTCAACACCTGTGATCATGCGGATACGCTTAGCCAGTTCACCCTTACGTTGTAGATGTGAGTACTCGATAATGGCATCATCTGGAATGGCAATGCCCACTTGGCGCAGTTGTAGAGCTTCAGCAAACTGAGACTCATCGAACGTGTCTCTAGCAGGCATGGTTGAAATCACAACGTCATATTCGCCAACAGTCATGTCATTAACAACTTCACCCTCTGGAGTCATTTGGTTTAGTACCATTTCTTCACGGGGCTTCATTGGGTCATCGTCTCTTGTGATCTGAATCACTCGCTCTTCGGTGTAGAACGATTGGATCAAACACAAGATATTCTTAGCGACAAACACCCGACTTTTTGCAAGGTTGTCTAATGGAACCTGGATCTGAATTTGTCCACGGTTTTGTTTTGCCTGAATGGCAACACCTGACACTTCTGCGTTATCTTGCCCAAGCATGGAATCAGATACGCCAGAAATCTCTTTGATGTTGTTAGCTGCTTTTTGACCAATGCGATCAAGTCCAGTTGGTATCTGGTTCGGAGAGATTTTCTGTGGGGGGTTAGACCCACGGTTGTATTCCAATACTAGACCTGTCTGAGCGCCGCGTTCTTGGAGATCATCCGATGTCATACCGTTTAAAGAGCCTGTCTCAACAACCCAGCCACTGTTCGCAGTCGTGTTAACAATGTGTAGTTCTTGAGAAGAGATCTTGTTCAACTGTTCTTGGGGCGAAAGCAAGTTGCGCACCATACCAAACGGCTTACCACGTCTGAAATACGGGAAGTAAGGCACAATGGTAAAGTCTTTATACGGTGACCAGTCATCATGCAAAACAACCTGATCGGCAGTAATAGTCCAACGTACCTTCTTAATTAACTTCTTGAGCATGCCGAGGCCGTACTCTTTGGCGAATAACTCAGTGCGTTCTTCATCCCAGGATTCTGGGACTATGCGCATATCTTTTGTCTTTTGGTCGACAAAGTGTGAGGTTAATACTAACTTACGGTGTTGTCTTTCGACCACGCGCACTGCACGAATCGACCGCTTGTCCTCAACTTCACCGCTACCATATGCGCCCTCACCCACGTCGCCATAATTGGAATCGCGCAGCTCTTCTAAGTCCATAGAGTCACGGCTTAGATGCTCGCCGTTCTCAGCAATTATGCGGAGTCGATCTGCTTTTTCTTCACCGTACTGCTGCTCAATGTCGTCAATGCTTAACCACTTAGTCTTGATGACCTCATTCCAAGTTGTTGGGTCGTAATCTTTGGCGTCTGGATCAGGCAGAATGTCTAACGGATCTTCTGCTGTGATCTGAACTTCACCTTCAATGTGATCATCAAAGTTCATGCGAATGTCAAAGTAACCACGATCTTGGATAATGCCGTCAGCAAACACCTGGCTCTCTAAATAATCGTATTGGTTATTGTCACTGATCTGCATGTAGAGTTTGGTGAGCACCGCAGCAACTTCATCTGAGCTGTTACGTCTAGGCTTAAACATTACATCTGCACGTTTAGAGGACTGCTCGCCCAATATGGTGTTGACGGTACTCAAAATGGTATTGATCGTAAGGTGTGGACGGCCTTCGGCATCTAACGCGTCAATGTCTGTCTGTTCCCACTGCTCGCCACGATAGTAACGATCGCACTTGATCGCCGTCCGTATGTAGTCAGTGTGGCCCGCATCTCTGGCCCGCACATAACGCGCCCAATTGTTATCTACGATCTTTCCTTCTTTAAGCGGATCGATTTTTTTTGACTTCTTGTACGCCATAGCTATGCACTCATCGCTGATTTACTGCGGTTAGGGGCCATGAGACCGGGGAGCTTATCTCTCCAAGACTCTTCGATTATTCTTTGGTCTACGACAGTGGACATTTCGGACATCATTAATCCGATCCAAGCTAAACTGTCAACTTGGTCATCATGTACACCGTTAGGGAATCGCAACATCTCTGCTATTAGTCCTGCGTTCCAAAGTTGGAACTTAGGGAAGAACACCATGCCCTGCTGCATACGGCCCTGAATGGCACGGGCGCGAGCTTCTTTATCTCTGCGTCCAGTTTTCAGTTCCATCAAATACATTTCATACAGACCACGCTCAGCGATCCGCTTCTTTAGGAAAGGCCCAAGCGCCATTTCAATATGTCCACGCTCGATGCCAACGATCGACGGTTTATATTCCTCATATACATCAAGGATTTTCTCAACCAATTCGTAACCGTCCCATTTACCACGCTCGACGTGCATGACATACATCTTGTCTTCTTGGTCTACACCAACAACAACGCCTACCGAGAAATCGTTACGGTCTGCTTTACCAATGGCAAGGTCCCACGCGCAATAGATCTTGAGCTTCTTACTCTCTAAGGTGTTAGTTTTGTAATACTGGAACATACCTATCTTGAAGTAATCACCCTCATCAGCCACAGGGTTCTGCTGGTACAACGCCGACCAATCTCGAGGACCAACGGCTTTCTGTATCCGCATCAACGCTTCAGCGTTATAACGGGCAGGATGCAGCGGTTCGTACTTCTTACGATACTTCTCATCTTCTTCAGCGATTGCTGGGTACTTGATTACTTCCCAGCTATCACCGCCGTCTTTCTCTTGTTCCAACAACCAACCTGCAAGGTCGTCGTCGTGCCAACGGGTTAGGATAACGAGGATGCCACCGCCCGGCGCGAGACGCGTATAGGCCGTTGAGGTATACCAATCCTTCGCAGTTTGGCGAGCGGTCTCAGATTCTGCTTGTTCGCGGTTTTTTACAGGGTCGTCGATGACTAATATATGAGCGCCTTTTCCGGTGATCGGTCCACCAACACCCGCTGCCACATAACCACCACCTTCGGTCGTTAGCCACTGCTCAGCGCCCTGCGATTCTGGGTTTAATCGGGTTTCAAACAACGACTGATACTGCTGATCACGCAGGAAGCCACGCACTTTGCGCGAGAACCCCATGGCCAACGATCCAGAGTAAGAACACGCTATAAATTCGTGGTTTGGGTTACGCCCAAGGTGCCATGCGGGGAAGGTTTTAGAGGCTAACTCACTCTTACCGTGGCGCGGTGGCATAAATAGCATTAGCCGAGGGGACTTTTCCTCTTCAACATCGGAGGAGAATTTTTCTAGGCGTAGACAGATGTCTTTATGCACCCATCCTGGAATGTATTTGTCGTTGAATCGCTGAACAAAGGGCAATAGGTGTCTCCGAGCCAGCTCACGCTTCGCTAGTTCTGCCTGTGCAGCCATTTTGGGGTCGAAAACACCGCTCTCGTCTGTAAAATCTGGCTGTTTTCCTAAGTCTTGTTTTTCCAACGTATCTCTTTCCGATTGTCTTAAACGTTTGTTGTGCAAAAGCTTACCTTTGTGGGCCAATTGGGCTTTTTGCTCGTCTTCTTTCTCTTTCAAATACTGTTTATGGCGCTTTGGGTCAGCGATAATGGCCTGAAACGCACGGCGCTCGCCGAAATTCTTGCACTTTGAGCAAACGGTCGGCGCGCTATGGGCATCGAACAACGTGTGTGGCCTATCCTCGTTGCAAAAAGAGCACTTCTTAGTGTCCCTCGGTTCCATTGCTGGCCTCCACTTCCTCAAATACACCATCTATCGTTGATTCGGGGTTAAAGTGCTTGTCACCTAGCCCGGCTAATCTAAGTAAATCTGCATCTGTGGCCGCTTCTATGTGCCGCTCAGAATTTATATTCACACTAATGGTCTGTATCTTTTGTGGCTCGTATAAGCCATGCATTTTTGCAATCTCTCTAAGTGCGGCGACTTCTTCTGTCGAACTACCACTCTTTCTATGAGCCTCAAAAAATAATTTAGTAATACTTTCCCGAGTTACCGCAATGCGATCGAACTCTTTTTCTCGGAAGTAGGTCAACGTGCGTTGTATCACTGCATTGTTGACTAACTTTGAAGAGTTAGCCTGTGAATACCCTGCTTGTTTACCAGCTTCAGTGGTCGAATAACCCAGCAAGTAGAACCTGACAAACTGTTCTTGCTGTTTTGTTAACTTTGGTAGCACCTTATGCCCTTCTTCAAAGGCATCTTCTGCAATTTCCATACTCTATTGGCCTGTAAGCACTGCTTATTTCGGTCTAACGCCGAATTTATATTGAAACAACTGCCAAGCGAAATACTCTACGTCTTCGTCTCGAGCAACATTTCTGCAGTAGTTGTACATCGTACAAACTAACCGCGTATTCTCGGGCGTGTAGCCCTTGTCGTTATTGATTCGATCAAGGCTCGGAGAAAACGCTTGCCTTGTGAATCGCTCGTCCTTGGCATAAACAAACTGTATTCCTGTCATGGCGCATTTTTGGTCTTGTTCGACAAATTTTTCCAACAGCCATTCTATTGTTAGTGAAAACTCCAACCCTTTTTTAGCTGCTCTTTTCCGAGCGCTACTAAACATCTGTCTTGGTCTGCCGATGGCACTGTAATAACGGCGCTTCTGACTAAGGTTCTTCTGTATTCTGCGCTCAATAGGTTCCACACGATGACCTTAATATATAAGCAGTGCTTATAATAACATATAAAAAAAATTAATTTACCTTTTTAGGGGGTCTATGGCCGATGGGGAGGGTTTGGGTACTTTACCTCTGACCACCCCCCTTCCCCGATTCCGGATTTGGAACCTTGTTTTCTCTTTTTCCCTCCAGGGACCCCTACTCGTTTTCCGTTTCTCGCTTCACTCGCCCCGTTCGTCTTGTCTCTATGTCTTTTTACTATTCTAAGGAACTACCATGCCTCCATCAATTATCCTACTACCTTATCTCTTCGGCTGCTTACTTGGCCTACTCGTCTTACCTATCACACTACCAATCATGGCTATCTACTACGTTTACTACAAACTAACTACTAAAGGAATCAACTCATGAACTTCACAATCCCCTCAATCACTATCAACATCCCTACTACCACTATCACTAACACTATCACCAAACTCAAGGCACTCCGCCCAACTAAACTACCTCCACTATCACCCATTCAAACCCTGCACCTCGTCAACACTCAACTCGAAGACTGTATCCTTAACAAACATAGTCACCACGTTAACCAAGCACGTTACTACCACCTCTCCAAAACCAACGACATATCTCACCTACTCAAACTTCACTACTAACCGTAAAAAGGGCCGCAAGGCCCTTTTTTTATGTCCCGGTATACCATGTATACATGCATGCAGGCATCGTGCCTCGCTCTGCTCGCCACGTTCGCTGCGCGATGCCCGTTGGACGTTGTCCGTTGCTTGTTGCACGTCGCACGTTGAACAATGCTCGTTGTCCGTTGTTACATGCCGATGATCGCCGCGCCTGGGCCGCTGGACCATAGCGTC